GAAGCTGAAATTGGTGGGGATGCGGAAGGAGCATTCAATGCCGCGAAGGCTATTGAAAAAGAAATTGAAGAGCAGCGCAAACAACAAGTGGAGGAAGAGAAAACCCTTGAAACACTTGGGGATGGAACGCAGGTTCGTATTGGCAAAAAAACAGGAACAAGGTATTCAGCTAGTGGAATTCCATTGAGTTCCGGCCCGATCAATACAAGTATTTACAATAAAGTTGTAGAACAGTTTACTGGTGTACCACAAGAACTTGCTCAACCAACTTCTACTATCGACACTTCTCCACAGGTTTACGAGCAGCCGGTTCAGCAAGCTCCATCTAGGGCGAGAGAAAGCATCGCCTTGATGCAGGAGGCGCAAGACCTTTATGACAAAGGAGACAAGAGGGGGGCTTTGGCGATTATCCAAGGATTGAGGATGCAGTCATTTATGGGTGGAACCGCAAGTGAGGAAGATCTTGAGGCAATTTTTGGCACAGCAGAGGAAAAGGAAAAAGCAGAATCATCCGAAACAAAAAGGCGACCGGATGAAACTATTGAGGAGTGGCTCGAAAGAACTAAAAAATGACATTTGAAGAGCTAGCCGAAGCAAGAAATGCAGGATTTTCTGATGACGAGATTGCTGAATTTCTCGCCAAAGATTCCTCTTTAGTTCGTGACGCATACAAAGCTGGTTTTTCAATTGATGAAATACTTCCTACAATTGGCAAAAAAACCGAGGAAGAAAAGCAGGTTGACGAAAACCTAGCAAAAGAACGTCAGGGGGGCCAGCCTATCGTTGTTGTAGGGGAGCTTGGTGGTGGCATCACCATCCCGGTTACTCCTTACAGAACGCAAGAGTCTGTGAACAAACAGACCGAGGAGCGAATCAAGGAATCAGAGCAAAGCGAGAAGTACTCGCCTTCTACTACAAGAATTATTGCTGGCTTGGCTGCGGAAATTGCCATCGCAGAAAGCATGAAAACTGCCGGAACAGTTGGCGGTGCTGCGGTTGGCGGCCCATTTGCGCCTCTTACATCAGCAATCGGATACATTGGTGGGGCCATTACGGGTGGCGCACTTGGGTCGATTGCTGCACAAGAAGCAGAGGGGCAACCAGAAATCAACTGGGGTCGAGTTGCCGTTAGTTCATTGCTCAACCTTGTCCCCGGAGCAAAGATTTCCAAGGGGCCAAAAGCCCTTAAGGAGGTTTCCGCTGCGTTGGCTAAACGACCAGTCGCAACCGGAGTTGGGGTGGGGGCAATTGCTGGGCCGGGAGGAGCGGCTGCGGAAAGATACTATGAGACTGGAGAACTTCCATCGTCCGAAGAATTGGTAGCATCTGGTTTGCTGGCATCCACATTGGGGGGTGGGCCTGGCGTGACAAGCAAAGTCATGGAGCCATTGCTACGCCGATTTGCTGGCAAAGGATCTGGTGAAATCCAAGACTTGGTAAACAGAGGCGACTCTGGCGCGATTGCTTATGTCGATGCGCTTACAGCAAACGTAGATCCGGCAGAGTTTCTTACTAGAGAAAACGTGGTTGAATTTATTGGCACTCTTGCCAATACCGCAAAAGCTGACATTGCTCCATCGCGTGTGCTTGGAGGAAAAGCGACTCAAGCAATTCGTGATGCTGGGAATGTGGCTATGGCCGGGCGGGAAGTCGGTGGTATTCTTGGATCGAAGGTCAATGATGCGATCAGAAAATCTTCTGATCCCGCCGCTGTGCAAAAGTTTGCGTTAGATTATCTAACTGGAAAGACAACAACTGTTCCTCAAGAACTTTCTGGTTTGGCGGATGATCTTTCAGAAGCAAGGAGATACATCCATGAGTATCAAGAGGTATTGCTGCAAATGCATTACAATGGTCAGCGTCCATTGCCAGACTTGCTTGTGAAGAAAATCGAGCAAAGCGTGACCGATGGCGATTACGTCACCTGGTCTTCTGCTTTCTTTAATGATGCAAACTACTTTCCATCGAAAGCCGCAACCCAAGAGTTGATTGACGATCTTACTACTCGTCCAAGAGTAGGAATTGACAATCGGAAAACAATCGAGCGCATAGATCCATCTGGAACAAAGATCGAGATAGACAACCCGGATTACGGCAGGGAAATTGACTTGCCACCAATGTCGGACAAAGAGGCAGAGAGATACATTGCTGGCCTAAACGCCAAAAAGAAAAGCAATCCAGACGAGGCGCACAAGTGGATCTACACCCAGAATGCCGGGATATTGAAAGAGAAGAAAGACCTTTCCCCAGCTTTGCGAAAATACCTTGGCGAGTATGAAACGCCAGGGCAGCGGATCAGCGAAACAATGTCCAAGCTGTCAAGGCTTGTGGCGTATGATGAAGCTGATTTTAAGATCTCAACAATCCTCCGTGACCTTGGCGTATTGAAACTTGCAGGAGAAGGCGTGGAAAATCTTCAGCCTATCAAACTTCGCCGGGGTGTGGCGCATATTGGCAATGAAGAATTGTATGGCCCCCCAGAATTACAGGTCGCGCTCAATCATCTTTATGCTTCGAAGGCAGATGATGGCATAATGGATGCAGCAACTAGAGTCGTAAATGATTTGTGGCAAACATCTATTTCAGCATCCAAGGCTTTAAAGACTGTTTACAATCCAGCGTCTTATTCAGCCAACCTATGGGGTAGTGTTTCCAACATGGCAGGCATGGGCATGAATCCTTTGCTTGGATTGGGAACTGGATTTAAGTTTTCTGGAGCGCAGTTTGGTGTATTGGCAAAAAAGATGCCGACAAGCACACTCCAGGAGTTTAAACGAAGAAAAGAACTTGGATTGATCCCTCCGGGGCTTGCCTTTGCGGATATTCAAGCTGGGCTTGAGGCAGGCAAAGTTGGCAGATTCACACAAAAACTTATCAGTCCAGTTGGCAAATTATATAGTGCATCAGACGTTGCATTGCGTAATTCAACCTATGACAATTACAAGTCACAGCTATTGAAGCAATTTGCTGGCGCAGACATAAGAATGATCGAGGAAGAGGCCGCTAGGTTTACAAACAATACGTTCCAAAACTACGATTTCGTAAACAAAAACTTCAAGACGCTTTCAAGGACTGGGGTTCCATTTGGGCAGTTTGCTACGTTCACTGCAGAGTTGATGCGGAACCAATACAACCAAGGCAAAATTATCAAGAAAATGCTTGATGGTTCTTATGGTGACGAGTTGTCTCAAAAGTTTGGCGTACCCGCCAACCAACAAGCAATCAAGCGTGAGGCTGGCAAGCGCATTGCGGCACTTGCTACTGTTTATGCCACTACTACTGTTGCAATCCAACAGGCAATGGATGCTCTCGGAACGACGAGAGAAAAAGAAAAAGCATTGCGCGAAACTGTTTTACCGGAATACGCGCAAAATAAGCCATTGCTTGCAAATCTCAATTCTGAAACTGGCGATGTCAAATGGATGAACTCATCTTATTTGATCCCGCAGCAACAACTTATCGGCCCGTTTGTTGCGGGATTCAATAGTAGATCTTTCGGCGATGCAATGAGAATTGGCATTGAGGGATTGGGTGAAGACATTATCGGTGAAGGCTCATTCACAATGAACTCGCTTGTCCAAGCCCTAAACAACTACGATATTGAAAAAGGTGGGCCGATTAGTGTTTCACCAGATAAATACCAAAACCGTATTGATCGTGCTGATTTCTTTATTGAGGACGCATTCATGCCTGGGTTTGTCAATGAGATCGACAAGTTCAAAACAAAAGGAATAACGAGAACGGCTCAAAGACTTGCTGGGCTTCGATGGAATGACACATCAGTTGAGAAAGGATTTGGTTTTAGAGCGCAACGCATCAAGGATTCATTGAACACAGCGCGTTCGGAAATTAGTTTCGCACGAAATAGGCTTGCTGAAGGAAGGATGTCACAAGATGATTTTGAATCGTCATATCAAAAATCAAATCAGGCATTCCGTGAAAACATACAGTTGCTTTCTGGCCATGTTTCAAACCTACGGACGCTTGGATTGAATGACAATAAGATCATAGAGTTGATGCGTGGCAGAGGCATCGGATCAGAGATTTCCCTATATGCAATGGATGGAATTGTATTGGATGCTCCGAAGGTCAAGCGTGATACAATCACGGATCTTTATGATGACATGATTTCACTTCCCCCAAAAGACCGGGAGAGGAATATCCGTGACATGGCGAAGTCTGACCCGACAAATGCCAGAGCATTGCGTGAAAAGCATCGCCAAGTAATGAAAGATCAAAAGCTCAAGATTACGGAAGTCGAGAAAGCAGTCCGTTTCTTGGGTGCTGATGATGGCACTAGGGCTAGATACATTTACACCCAGATGCAGCGTTCCAACGACCCGGATGGCGTACTGAAGAATTTCCAACGCAAGGGGCTTGTCCCGGGGCAAGTGTACCAAGACATCGAACTAATGAGAAAAAATGCCAAAGAATCCTACTAAAAAGCAGGTGCGTTATCTGATGAGCAAGGGTTCCCCGCTTTCTCCTTCCCAGAAGTCCAAGTTTGAAAAAGAGTTGCATTCTGGCAAGGCGAAGGTTAGGAAATCTGCCAAGCGCAAATGACCACAGACCAACAAGCGATCCAAGAGGACGCTAGGATCGACAGCCCGGAGGCCATGAAGGAGTTCATGGGTGAGATCCGGGAGAGGGCAAAAGGCATGGGCCGGGGGTGCGTCGAGAAGACCAAGCCCGACATTGCCGCCAAAGCCCTCTGGATGCTTGCACAAGGGGCTAGGATCTGCGATGTGGCACGGACTACCGGACTGGGGCATGAGTCCGTCAGAAGGCTAGAATGGACGCATGGGGACACCTTGGAGTCCAAGCGCAAGGAGTTTGCCAACCGATACGCGATGGCGGCTGCGGAGTACACGGATCTTTTGTTCCACAAGGCCGAGCAATTATCCCAGAGTCCCGAGGAGTTGGCGAAGATCAGCCCGGACAGACTGGCCTTGGTTGTGGGCATTATGACCGATAAATCCTCTCAATTGGCGGGGATGGCAACTGCGGTGATCGAGCATCGGAGGGGTGCGTCCTTGGACGAGGCTGCCCAGATGATCGAGGAGGCCCGGATGCGTGTGGCGAAAAAGTCACAAAGAAAGACTTTGGAGGCAGAAATCATCGAGTAAAATGATTCTTAACCCCAACCTGTGGAGCTGTTCCCTGGTCTGACCCATGTTGACTTGGACGCCACATCCGATGTTGTCGGTTCCCTCCGACGAGGAAATTGCAGAGCTTTCCCCGAATGAACTTGTGAAGATCCATGAGTTCCGTGAAGAAGCAATCCGTAATAGCATCAACGACAAGTATCGCTACGGATGGATCTTTGAGAACTGGAAGAAGGTTGAGCATTACATCGCGAATCGAAACGAAGCGTTGATTAGTGGTGGGAACCGGAGTGGGAAAACACAGTTTGGTTCTTATGCTGTTGTGAAGGCTGCTGTAGAGAATCCGAACTCCGAGATATTCTGCTTCGCCCAGACTGCGGAAGTCTCGATCCGACAGCAACAGAGTGCGGTGTACGATTGGCTTCCATCGGAGTACAAGACGAAACAGACCAGTGCTAGTGCCTACATCAGCTACAAGCGCAAGACTGGGTTCACGGACAACTCGTTCATCCTGCCGAATGGATCGCGGGTATCGTTCAAGACGTATGCTGCGTACAGCAACAATCCGACGATCCTAGAGGGCGCGGAGCTTGGGTCGTTGAGTGCTAACTGGCTGAACATTGGCGTGTGGCTTGACGAGTACCTTGGAGGCCCGGAGATCATCGAAACCCTGCGGTTCCGGTTGGCGACGAGGAACTCCAAGATGATCCTCACGTTCACCCCGATCTTCGGGATGACGGATGTCGTCAAGCAGTACGTTGATGGAGGGAAGGTGCTGGGAAGACGTCATGCAGAACTGCTGGAGAACGACAAGATCCCAACGATCCTCGACTGCAAGAACATCAAGGGGACAGTCCACTACTTCTGGTCAGAGG